CTGCCCGCGCCCTGCGCCGGGACGATCACCGGGATGGTCGTCGCGAGCGCCGAGAAGTCGGCAGCCGTCAGGACGACGCGCGCATGGAGCAGCGCGCCGCCTCCACCACCACCTCCACCGCCACCGCCGCCACCGCCTCCGGAGGAGACCGGCACCGGGGTCTGCACGAAGGCCGTGCCGCCCGGATGGGCGGCCTTCTGCGTATCGTCCGCGCCGCGCTCGACGGAGATCTCCCGGCCCGCCACCCCGGTCACGAAGATCACCTCGTCGTCCAGCGTGTAGCGCCACGGCAGGGACGAGTAGACCTCGATCTCGTCATCCGCGATCAGGACCGTGTCGTGCGGGCCGACCGCCCGCGCCAGCGCGACCATTCCGATCTCCCCTCCCCCTTAGACCACCGGGATCCAGTCGAGCGTCCCGTTCGGATGATCCTCGATGGCGTCGGCCTCATCGATGGAGAACGTCTCCCCGTCGCGCTCCGCGCACTCCGGATCGTCGTCGCCGTCGATGGCCTGCACCTGCTCGACCTGCATGTCGGAGTACGAGCCGAGGGCAGCCGAGTTGTACGCCTCCGTCATCTCGGTCCGGGCGATCATCTCGCTCCGGTACTCATCCCAGAGACCGGTCCCGTTCACGAGCGACGCCGAGTTGAGCGCCGCTTCGAGGACATCCCCGGCAGTCCGGACGCTGGACCCGAGATCGATGGCCTCCGAGACCGTCTCCCGGACGACGGCGAGGACCGAGTCGCGGGTCCGGTCGTTGAGCCCGGTGATCTTCGTCCCGGCGTGGCGGAGGGCATGGGTGACCGCCCCGACCGGGCCAGCCTTCGCCTCGAAGCCCGCCTCCGGCAATCGCCCGAGCATCTGCCGGAGACCGGCATCGAGCCCGGTCGCCATCCGGGTCAGGGCGGGGGCCATCGCCTGCGTCATGCGCCGGTTCCACTTGACGTCATCCCAGAGGATCCGGATCGCCTGCTCATCGCCGGGGTTCGCCAGCAGGTGGGGCAGCGCCGCGAGCGCCCGCTGGACGATCTCCGACTGCTGTTCCTTCAGGACCGACCCGACCTCATCCTTCAGGACGGGCACCGTCCGATCCTCCGCCTCCGACCGGAGACCCCGGAGCACGCGCTGCATCTTGCGGCCCGAGGCCTGCGGGACGGGTCCGGCCTTTCCCGAAACAGTCGCGTTCGACGGATTGCTGGTCATCTCGGACTGGCGGGTCTCACCGGCAGCGGCGGTGACTGCGGCCTGATCCCCCGGCTCGTCCACGTTCTGATTGCCGCCCGGGACCGCGCCCGTATCGGGAGACGGTCCTGTCTCACCGATTGCCGTGTCCTCGACGGCGGGGTAGGCGTTCGCCTGCGTGCTCGGCAGCCATACCTCGTCATCGATGGGCTGGCCGGTCGACGGGTTCAGGGCATCGGGGCCGAACGGCGGCTTGCCGATGAGTTCGCGCCGCTCCCAATTCCGGAGGGGCGTGTTCAGGCTCTTCAGCAGGAGGTCGAACCGGACACCGTCGTCGACGAATTCCGGTTCCTCGATCTCGATCTCCACGGCGGAGGACCGCTGCACCTGCGCCCATCGGTCGAGTAGCTGGTACTGGACCGACTCCCCGAAGGCGACGAGGCGCGGGTGATTGGCGTTCTCCCAGAGAGCCTGCCGGTCGTACTTGTGCGACTCCCCGGAGTTCAGGCCACCGGGCGGCGTGCCGCCGATCTGGGAGAGCGGGACGCCCCAGATCGTCAGGAGGTCATCCCGGCCCATCGTCATCACGGCGACGAGGTTGAGGTCCTTGATCGTCATGGTCGTCGGCGTGAAGTCGACCGGACCCCGGAGGATCTGCAGGCGCTTCGCCGCGTCGGGCTGCTCGACCACGGTGCGGGCGTCGTTCACGAGTTGGAGGTACTGGCCGTCGTCCAGCGACTCGCCATCCTTCGGGGACAGGAGCCCCGCGAGACGGCCCCCGGAGGACAGGACCATCGCGAGGTGCTGATCCTCGGCCATCGAGTTCTGGGCCTTCAGCATCGCCGCCTCGACGAGTCCGACCCCGTAGTGGCCGGTGTCGGGCGGGTCGAGCTTGAAGTGGATCAGCCGGTCCAGCGGCACCTCGAGGCCCGCGCTCTTCGGCGAGCGGTCGAGTTGCCACGACAGGAGGTTGCCCGCCTTGTCCTCGTTCGGGGTCAGCCGGTCCGGGCGGATGTAGAGGATCGCCGCCGGGAGACCGCCCACGACGGACATCTGGTCCATGTACCAAAAGGCGTTGCCGGTCAGACCCATGTGCCGGATCGTCAGCGCCCAGAGTTCGCGCCGCGTCAGCTTGGATCCGACCGGGATCTGGGCCTGCGGCTTCTCCATCAGGGCGAGCGCCTGCTGCTGCAGGGTGTCCCCGTTGTCCTCGTCGATCTCTTGGTCCTCGTCGTCTTCGAGGTGCCATTCGACCGTCGAACAGGTCCCGGAGATCACCCGCTCGGCAGCCCGGATCCATGGGGTCGCCATCCCGAGTTGCCACAGCTTCCGGATCTTCTGGGAGGGATCGTTGCCGCCGAGGATCGACTGCAGCGGGAATTCGGTGTTGAGGACGGCGGCTCCCGGCCCGACGGGTCCGGCCTTCCAGCGGTCGTACACCGTCAGCGCCTTCTCCGCGCTGGACGGCGCGGACCGTTGCGCTGCCGCGATCTCCCCGGGAGGAGACACGACCACGGCTCGCTCGGGCGGGACGCTGGCCCGACCCGGGATCCACAGGCTCACAGCGGCCTCCGCATCAGGACGATGGCCTGTACCACGAGGAACGCGGCTGCCACCCCGAGGGCTGCCGGGGGCCAGACCATCGCCGCCGCCGCGACCGCCAGCGCGTAGCCCGCGTCGAGCAGGAGCAGGATCCGGAGGGCCAGCGTCCGCAGTTCGCGGTCATCATCCGCGCTCGGATCCGGCGCTGCCTCGGTCACGCGATCCCTCCGGCGCTGCCCGTCACAGCCGACCAGCCGCCCCGCGCGGCGGTGAGGTGCATCACAGCGTAGCGCAGGGCATCGCACGCATCGTCGCCGATCTCGATGGGCCGCTCCGTCATCCCGTTCCGGGAGGACTGCCACGTGTAGCCCGGGATCTCCCCGAGGAGCCCGAGACAGGACGGCGCGACGGTCATGCCGGACGCGAGCGCCTTCGAGACCGCCTGTATGCCGGGGATCACGTCGTTCTGGGCCGCCGCGACCCGGAGACCGGCGCGCTGCAGTTGGAGGATGAACGCCGGTTCGGAGGGATCCGCCACGAATTGCGTGATGCCGTGGCGCTCCTGCAGGAAGCGGAGCGCCGGGATGATCTGGTCGAGGGTCTCCCCCTTCACGTAGACCTCATCGACCACGGCCAGCCGCCCGGAGCCGGTCTGGGCCACGACCTCACACGCGAAGGCATGCACGAAGCCCCAGTCGATCCCGGCCACGACGCGGCGGTACGGCTGCTGCTCCGGGGAGGAGATCTGGGCATCCGGCAGGAGCCAGATCTGGCCCTCCGCCGCGACCCACTCGCCGAGGACGTAGCGCCGCCGCAGGTAGGAGTCGCTGATCGCCATCTGCGCCGACACGTAATCCCGGGGCAGGGCCGGGTTGTCGAGGGTGCTGGCGTGGAGGTAGACGTGATCCGGATCCGGGGGCGTGAACCGCTGTTTCAGCCAGTGCTTCGGGCTGGCCGGGTTCGTCGCTCCGCTGATCTGGTGGAACGGGATCCCGGGCCACGACAGGCGGCCCTTCACCATCGTCCAGTCGGCTTCGGTCACCTCCGCCGCCTCATCGATGAACGCCCAGCCGAGTTCCACCGAGCCGATCTTCGACGGGAGCCCGGTGATCGGATCCGGATCCAGCCCGAACAGCCAGATGCGGGAGCCGTTCGCCAGTTCGTACCACCGCTGGGAGGCGTTCGACCGGACGATCTCCCCGACCGGGATCACGTCATGGAGCAGGGTCCGCTCCGTCGACGGGGCGAGGGTGACGGCGTACTTGCGGAAGATCCCGACCGGCAGGCCCGGGTACTGCTTCGCCAGCCAGTACCCCTTCTCGCAGCCGATCCTCGACTTGCCCGCCCGGAACGCCCCGGAATACAGGACCTCCGGGGTCCGGGCGTCGAAGAACGCCTCCTGCTGGCGGTTGACGAACGACGGCCCGAGGGAGCGCCGGAAGGCGAGCAGCCTGTCACGAGGGATCGTCCCCAGATCGACCACGCCGGGAGTCTATGCGACCGGACATCCACCGGACGCCAGCAGGACATCCACCGGACATCGGGGGCCGCCCGACCGCGTAGGACGCCCTCAGGGCGCCAGCAGGACACGGACCGGACACCGGGACCACTCCGGCCCCTTTCGGCCCTCTCCGGGCCTCCTAGCCCGTTCTGGGCCGTCTCCACGAGGAGTTCACTCGGCCACCTCCGGCCAGACGTGGATGTCGCCGTCCCGGCCATAGAACCGCCGACGCCGGGATCCGTCGAGGACGATCACCTCGGCAGCCGCCGGGATCCTCCGGAGACGGCGCATCTCGGCCTCCCCGACGTAGCGGCTCCGGGAGATCCAGCCCGGGTGCAGGATCCACCGGCTCATGGCCGGTACTCGATCTCGGAGATCAGGATCGAGCCCCGTCCGACACGCCGACGGGCCGATCTGCGGACGTACCGCTCGACCGCCCTGTCATCCGGGAATTCGCGGACGGATCCATCGGGGAACATCGCCAGCCAAACCGCGCCGACCCGCTCGGCCACGATCCGCTCGCGGGACACCTCAACCGCCGCCTCGCCATCGCGGTCCACCTCGGCCCCGAGGACATACAGGCGGCGCTCCTCGGTGACGCTCACGCCTCGTCCTCCATCATCCCTTCATCCCTGCCGGATCATCCGATCCGTTCTGACCGCACAGTGACGGCGATCCGGAGCGCGGTCAACTCGTCTCGACCGGGACCTCTGCCTCATCCGGGTGTGTCGAGAGGTACTCGTCGATGGCCTTCCGGAGCAGGACTCGCTCGTGGTCCTGCGCCACGATCAGCGGCTCGCCACCGGGACCGGAGATCTCCGTCCGGTCGGCGTAGTACTTCGACCAGCGCATCCGGGCGTAGGCGTAGGCGGCCCGCCAGTCGCCATTCGTGACCGCCGCCGTCCGGATCGTCCCGATCACGAGGGCATGCGTTTCGGCCTCGACCTCCCGGACCCTCTGAGAGAACCGGATGACCCGCTCCGACGGCGTGATCTTCGCCGGACGCCCCTCCCCGGAGGCCATCCAGTCCCAGAACACGCGGGGGGTGACCCCTGCCGCCTGCGCCGCGACCTCCAGCGGCACGCCCGTCCGGATGAAGGTCAGGATCTTCGCCTCGGTCTCATCGGTCAGGTGAGTCGGGCGTCCATTCGCGGCCATGCGGGAGACCCTACACCCCCCGAAGGGGGACTTTGAGGATCGGGTTCACGCTCCGGTGAAGCTGGATCTTCACCACGTCGGATCCCCAGCGGCGCTGCAGCCGGTGGAGTTGACGGACCTCCTCGGCCATGTTCCGGAGACCGACCTGCCCGCCCGCCTCGTTGAAGTGGTCGACGCGGTAGTGGTAGGCGTTGAACCGGAGGATCCGGTGCCATCGCTGCAGGACCCGGAGGCTCATGTCGTAGTCCTCTTTGAGCCACAGTTCCTCGTCGTAGGCGAGATCGGCGGGGCGCTCCCGGGTGAACGCTTGGAACGGGCCGAGGACCGGGTTGGTGATGCTGATCGGCGTGTACTCGCGGTAGAACCTCCGGTCGACCTGCACGTTGATCCCCCAGAACGGGGTCCCGAGTTCGCGCGCCATCGCGAAGCCGTTGGCGAGCAGGTCGTTGATCCGGGATCCGTCGAGATGGATGTCGACGCCCTGCTGCCAGAGGCCCACGTAGTCGAAGTCGTCATCGACGATCAGGAGATCCTCGCCCTCGAACAGCCGCAGGATCGCGTTCCGCTTCCGGCACAGGTTCCCGTCGTCCTCATCGGGGATCCCCACGACCTCCCACCCCGCCGGGAGAACCTGCAGGGCGCGGTACGAGTCCGCCTGCCGATTCGGCACGACGATCACCCCGGACGGGAACACGTCGACCGTCGAGACCCGGCCCGCCCGACCGTAGGACGCGACCGCGACGACGCTCACCGCTTCATTCTTCGCCACTGTCTGATCGTGCTGTCGGAGGAGGGCAGGATCGGCCTCGGGCGGTTCCGGCGGTCCCGGGGGTCAGCGGTCATCGCTCCTCCTCCGCTGCGAGACGGGCGTACTCGGCGGCGATCCTGTCAGCCCAATCGCGATGCAAGCCATGAAGGTCATAGCGGCAATGGCTAAGGGGTCGCCAGCACACCGCCTGCGACTCGTGCAGCGCCCGCGCCAGCCGTTCCACGTCCAGCGGCGCGGCGGCCTCGCGCGGGGCAGGGGTGGCGGCGAGAAGGTCGAGGACGGAGTCGAGGTACACCCACGTCTCGCCGTCCAGCGTTTCCCCGCCGGGAATTGCCACGATCTGCTTGCGCAGCGACTCCCGCCACGGCGCGACGGCCTCAACGGGCTCGTAGAACGACGTGCCCTCGACAGGATCGCTGTGAACGACGACCTCGTGACCGCAGGTCGGGCAGGTATCGGGCGTCGTGATGCCGCCTGCCGCCGTCGTCGGCTGCTCGCTCATCGGTCGGCTCCTGCGG